TACAGGAATAGGGTCATCACAGTCTTCGCAGCTCTGTGCTGAAGGCCTGTCAGGAAGTCGCGCAAGGCGCTGCAGCGACAGTTGGAGAAAGTATTCAGCTTGATCATTAGCGAAGTCGACTGCATCAGCCATTGCCCTGATCCTCCATGGCTTGGCGTGCACCCGATGTGATGGCCAGCACCTGACGAATCACATCCAGCCCGCATGCATCCAGCTTCTGCACCTCGTGCGGCTCCCACACGTTGTCGGCAGCGCCCTCGTGCATACTGCTCACGAACTCTGCCGCTTCCTTAAGCAGCAGGCCAACTGCTTTCAGTTGCTCATTGGTTGCAGGGACCGGTGCCGGGCGATACCAAACAACGCCAGCGGCACGACCTAGGGCGTCGAGAACGCGCCGATCGGCAGTCCATTGCAGAACCTCTTCCAGCTCGTCAGGGCTGAGCCACCGGCGCTCTTCGTCGTGCTTGAGCTTTTTCTGGAGAGCGTCGAGATCCATACCCATCTCAAACGCCAACCTAGTGATGCCGCCCTTGTATTCGCGGCCGGCACGCCAAAGCGCGTGCCGCAGGGAAAGAGCGGGACTGTTGTCCTGCTGGTTATCGATGCGACTCATGAACCGTTAAACCTCGATTAACGGTGTAGTCACAGGGGTAAGTACGCCCTATCCTGTGAATACGACCGATGTGTTGTGCTTTGCGTGCTGTGCGGGCATTTCACGCGGTTCTAGTCATCCGGCGGATCTTGTGGTGAGAGGCGACCGGATGGCGGGGTACATCGGCGCTATGCGCCGTTCACGCTGAGCTAGGGGATTCTTGTGGTGAGAGGCCCTAGCTCAGTGTTCCTTCTGCACTTACTTCCTACGACCTGCTCCTCGTAAAAAGCCTCGATAGCTTTGCCTACCTCGTAGCGAACCGCGGCCCCCTTCGTGGCGCGATAGATGGTTGGCTGAGTAACACCAACCCGCTCTGCAATCGCGCGTTGCGAAAAGCCCCTCTCGATTAGCGCTCCAAGCATCTCTTGTATGGACATGATGCAACCTATTCGTTAGCGAATAACCAGATATTACCCAAACGTATAGGTCAGAGCAATACACTTGTGATACGCAAACTAATCAGAGCAATCCGCAGTGATAGGGAATCGCGTAGCAAAACGCATGCATGAACTCGGGCTGTCAGGCGGCGAGCTCGCCCGACGTTCGGGAGTACCACAGCCAACCATCCATAGGATTCTGTCGGGCACATCGGCTAGCCCCCGGCATGAGAATGTCGAGCGGATCGCAAAAGCCCTCGGTGTGACTACTGATTGGCTATGGAAGGGAGAAGGTGGCAGTCAGCCGCCACTCGGGCCAACGGCCAATGTGGAGCCAGGACCGAACGTTCGTGGCTTCGTACCTCTGATTTCCTGGGTACAGGCCGGAGCCTGGTGCGAGATGCAAGAACCGTTTGAACTTGAGGCTGCAGAAGCTTGGTTACCCTGCGCCGTCTCACACAGCAGTGCGACTTTTGCCCTGCGGGTTCGCGGTCTTTCCATGTTTAACCCGCATGAGCGTCGCTCCTTCAGAGAGGGAGATATCATCTTTGTCGACCCGGCTAGGGACTATGAAAATGGCTCCCTGGTCATCGTCAAGCTGGCAAATAGTAAAGAGGCAACCTTCAAGCAGCTGGTGGTAGAGGGTGAGCGGCACTTTTTGAAGCCTCTGAACCCATCTTGGCCGGACCCAATCATCGAACTGCCGAGTGACGCAACCATTTGTGGCGTGGTCGTATCGAAGGTTGAAATCTTTTAACCCCTAAACGAATCGCAATCGTCTCGTTTAGGTATTGACCGGAAAAATTCGTTTGAGTATTGTCTGGACCGCAACCCTCTCACCACTGAGGTCCAGAAATGCCAATTGCGCAGCTCCGAAATGGGTGCAAGGTCTACTTGCACCCCACCACCTGTACCCGCCCAGCCACGATTGAGGCGTTTCAACGTTTCACCGGCCTGCAACTGATCGTCACTACATCCGGGCACGTTCGCGCCGTACCTAACGGGGGTGTGGCATGAGTGATTTCACAATCAAGCTGCGCCGCGTGATGCTGCTGGAGCGCACGCTGGAGAATGGCGGCAACACCACCTGCCCCCTGAACCGCCCTGAAATCTCTCTCGACGCCCACATCCTGGTTGAGAACGACGACCGCGACCACCACCTGCAGGTGCGTTTTGGCCCCTACACGGGCTCGATCTCCCTGCGGCGCGGCGACTCGACCAAGTACATGGCCCTTCGCAACTTCCTTCAGGACGTGGCCAACGGCCGAACTGAGTCGGGAAAACAGACCCAGCGCGCAATTGCCTTGATGGAAGCGCTCGACTGCGTGAGCGATGTGCTACCTGAAGGTTTGCGCGCTTACATCACTCCCACCACGGACGAAGACCACCCCTTCGGTACCGTTGTAACCAATGATCACGGCGACATCTGCGCGACTGCTTACGGCAGTTGCAAGCTCACGCTTGCGAACGCAGTACGCACCAAGCTCGGCCAACTACCCGAGGGGTACGGGGACCGCCAATGACGGACACGCTTGGACAACTGCGCAAGCAATGGACCACCCCCTGCCCGACCTTGACTGCCGTGCGAGAGCATTACTTTCCGCACATCAAAACAGACCGTCGGTTCAGAGAGCTGATCAACACGGGAAAGATTGGGCTGAAGCCTAAAAAGCTGCACCACTCAGCCCGAGCGCAGTACGTGATTTACCTGCATGACCTGGCCGACTACCTCGACACCCAAGCGAAGAAGACGGCTTAACACAGGCAGCCCCGGCCATCAGGGGCAACACAACCAGCACCAGGCCACCACCACACTTCCGGCCGGTGCTGGGCACTTCGGAGCACAGCACATGCAACCGCACCAACAAGTTCTTGCCATTGGCATTCTCTTGCTGATCACCCTGGCCATCCTGCCTTTCCTTTTCGCGAAAGCGCGCCACCGAGCCTTCAACAGAGGCTTGGAAGCAGGGAAACAAAGCCTAAAGGCTGATCTGAAACTGCGGATCAAAGGTCTTCAGGACGACCTGGACGAAGCCAAAGTTCAAGCCGAAGCAGACCAGCGTAAGCACCACACAGCTATCGCACACCTAAAAGGCAGCATCCGCGAGCTGGAAACTCGGATCATGTCCTACACCGGATTAGCGATGACGAGGGCGGATTACGAGCTGCTCATCAGCGCCATGGAAACCCTGAGCCTGACCGAGCGGACGCTAATCGCAATGAAGGCAACTCAGCAGGCATCACGCGCGAGCTTGCAAGCCACCCAACTGGGAGGCCTGGCTAAACGGATTCACACCCAATTGCGCGAAACCCCTGCCGGTGCCACAAGCACGGAGGAGGCAGCATGAGCCAGCACGACCATCCCGCACCGACCGCGACCCCCAACGCAGCCGCTTGGCTCGGCCAGGCCGGGCTGTATCGAACTCGGTTTGAGGCCGTGCGCAACTTCGAGCAGTCCATAGCGCCAGTTAGCGCCGACGAGCTGTTTAACCTTGCCAGCAAGCAGGTGCTAACCCATCTCAGTGAGGGTCGGCAATCCGCTCGGCCCAGCAACGCAGAGACGAATTCGCCGGAACAGGAGGGCCATGCGTGAACACAGCCTTTGTTTTGATGGCGCAGTACAACGGCACGGCGATTATCTCGCTCGAACAGGTATGCGCTGACTACTTCACGCACCTAACGCCGCTTGTATTCCAACGCAAGGTGCTGGCCGGAGAGATCAAGCTGCCTATCACCCGACTTGAACCGAGCCAGAAGAGCGCGCGAGGCATACATATTGCTGATCTGGCTCTCTACCTGGACCAGCAGCGGGATGCTGCGCGAAAAGAGTGTGCGCAATTAAATAAGAGGTGACGGGCACTCTGATACGGAGATTTCTCCCCACTTGATCATTGTCAACCGGCCGCACGGAACATCTGGCTGCATCCGACTCTTCACCCAGTCGAATAAGGCTTAGCTACCTTGCGTCGATGGCCGCCTGCGATGGCGGCTATCGACCCGCCCCCTAAATCGGCTGGATCAAAACGGCTGAAAATGCCCAAATCCATTATGTGGTAGTAACCGCTTTCGACCCTTAGCTGCCCTTGGGGAAGGGCAGCAAGCGGCCAGGAGCGGACGATGGACACCTCGATGGCAATTGGTTGCGTCACGATGCTGCTTTCGAATCTAGAAGGCTGTAGGCCTTACCGTCACCCTTGTCGTGTTTCTCTCTGGGCGATGTTGCGTTTTTTTTGGTTCGATTTTCAGTCGCAAAAGAGCTACCTTCAAGTGAGGCCGGGTTCGGTGAGCGTCAGACTCTATTGGTCCCGTGGTCATCTCGCGGGCGAAAGGTCTTCCATGTCTATTACACTCTTAGGTAATCAATGAGTCTTGCTGGTATTCGATCAAATCGAGGGGATAGCTATCAGACACTGATCGCTATGCGATGGGCTTTGACAATTCTTTCTGACGCCAAATACCAGTGGTTGGAAATTGACTCCACTCGTTGGTTGGTGGATGACGTTGTTGTTGGGAAGGCCGATGGATCTATCATTTGCTGCCAGTGTAAAAAGAATCAACCTGATTTCAGACCGTGGACAATCGGCGACCTCTCGAGCGAATTCGAAAAAGCCTCTCAGCTATTGTCTCGGGAGGCGAATGCAGAGGTGTACTTCTATTCCCGGGGTACGTTCGGTCTAGCTGCGAAGTTGCGAGAGCATTGTGTGACGCAGCCCGATCAGGAGAGCTACCGCGACAGCCTTACTGTCGAGCATATAACCACCGATACCTTGTTGAGCAAGACCTTCAACGCAGCCGTATCTCTCACGACCTATGAATTTTTGCGTCGCACTACGTTCCATAACACGGAAGATTTCAGTGATCTTGAAGCGTCGTTGTTGGAGCGGTTGAGTTTTCTATCAACCAATGCGCAGACTGCCTATGTCGCACTTTGGCACCGTCTCAATCAGTTGGGCGCGCGGATGGCCTCGCACGGGTCAAAGGCAGCGTCTGTTCAGCACCGATTGACGAGGGCGGATCTTGTCGCTGTACTGACGCAATCGGGATCGATGCTTGCGCCGCAGATGGACGAGTCCGAAATTCGTGCTTCGCTTAATGGGGTGTCCGCAGTTGGACGGAGCTGGCGGCGAGACATCGGTGGAAAGAGGCTACAGAATCGTGTCGTTGAGGATTTGCTTTCAGCTATTTACAGCAGGAAGCGTTCAATCCTACTCACCGGGATGCCAGGATCAGGAAAGACATGCACTCTTCTAGCTGTGCAAGAAGCTTTGGAGCTCCGAGCCAGATGTGACAGTGCACTTGTTCCGATGTTCATCCAGTCTCGAGAGTTTGCCGATCTTGCGACTGCGAGGGATCGAGAAGCTCAGGGCTTATGCGAAGACTGGGTGGAGAAGGTAGCGCGGCTTGCCGACAAAGCTCACATTGTCATTGTTGTTGATTCTCTCGATGTGCTATCAATTTCCCGGGAGCATGCAGCTCTCACGTATTTTTTGGCGCAGATTGACAGGCTTTTGTTGATCGAGAACGTGACCGTGCTAACGGCCTGTCGTGATTTTGACCGACGCTATGATCGCCGTCTCGCAGCGCGGGTATGGGAGTCTGAGCTGGCTTGCCAGCCTTTGGATTTCGACTGCGAAGTTTTGCCGCTGCTTCAGTCACTTGATATTGACACTGCAGGAATCGATGGCCCGACGCGTGCGCTCATCAAAAATCATCGAGAGCTGGCATTATTCATTGAGCTTGCGCAGTTGGAGGGCGGATTTAGTGTTGCGACTAGCCAGGGGTTAGCACAGCGATACATAGAGACTTTGGTTCGCGCAGATACGCGGTTGGGCGATGCCGCTGTACAAGCAATCGAATCGGTCGCCGAGGCGATGCTCAGCACTCGAAGCCTTACTATTCCCGCTCAGCGATTCGGCGGTTCTCAAAGTATCCTGCGAGTACTCCTCAGCCACAATGTACTGCATCAAGCTTCGGATGGACGGGTGGGATTTGGCCATCAAACGTTGCTAGACGTGCTAGTGATTAGCTCTGCCATTCGAAGGGGAATGACGTTGAATGGCTTCATCCAAAGCTTGTCACCTGCACCATTCGTAAGGCCGAGTATTCGTAGCTTTGTAGCACAACTGGCTATAGGTGATCGCCGAGTGTTCAGAGCTCAATTGCGCGCGGTTCTTATGGGGGGAAGTCCGTTCCATGTACGTCGTCTGGTTGCAGAGTCATTAGCGGATCGATTGCCTCATGATGATGATTGGTCGTTACTGCGTGATTTACGAAGAGACTGTAGCGATGTGTTTCAAGTTATCTATCTACAAGGTAAGACGCTAGAGTGGGGTCAGTTCTGGTTCAAATATTTAGTCCCTGTGCTGAGAGAGGAGCGAGATCAAGAAGCGCTGATAATGCTAATGCATCGATGCTCCGTATGGGCCAATCAGGCTCCATCTTTGGTTTTTTCATTTTGGACTGAACTGCTAGAAGCAGACTGGATGGACCGAGAACGTGTCGCAAGTAGGTTGGGATACTTGCTGTCTGAAGTAGCGCCAGACCATGCAGTCCTTATCGGAAAGCTGGTGGAGTCGCTGCTTCGTTTGCCTCTGCAAGAGCATAGTTGGCTTGGGAAGTCCATCGCACGTTGCATTGATGCAGGTGCTTTATCAGATGAAGTGCTGTGGAAATTCGTGATAGGACGCATTACTGATGATGACATCCTTGATCTTCATAAGATTGGCGAAAAGCTGACCTTGCAGGATTATGAGTTCGGTGATCGATGCAAGAATTACCTTGCTGAGCGTTTGAAAGTGTCCCCAGAGCTACTAAGCCTCGCAGTCAAGTCTATAGAGAATTGGAGCCAGTTAAGAATATCTGAAATTGGAGAGTGGGCTGCTGGCAGCTCGGGATTTTTGCGAAGTACTTCGTACAGTGCAATCCGAGAAAAGGGCGACGGTCAACATGTTGATGCTGATGACTTGCTTCTAAGCGCAATAGAAGCTGCTGTGATAAACCATGCGTCACTTGATTCGAAATGGTGGCAGGATAATCGAGAGCGGCTCTGTTTCAATCATGAAGGGGCATTACGCTATTTTGGAATACTTTCGTGCAAAGCGGCTCCGAGTTGCAATGTCGATCTTTCAGTTCGTTTGCTCTGTGAAAAACCGTTGGACGATTCTGAATTTAGCTACGAGCTTGGCTGTCTCGCCAAGGTAGCGTTTGTTTATTTTGACTACAATCAACAGAACTCGGTAATGGCGGAAGTATTCGCAATTACCGAATGTGATGGTCAGAATGAGCACGAGATTTTAAGACGGCAACGCGTTCAGGCACGATTTGTCGCATGTATTCCATGCCATATGCGCCCACCTAATGCTCAGCTACTGCTC